CAGCCGGTCCAACGCTGCCGAGGATTTTGATACGGTAGAGGACGACGACTTCCTCTCCTAATGGGACCGGAGGGGTGGCACAACGCCGCCCCTCCTACATACTCACTCTTTCTTGTCCCTCCCCTCCCAATCGGGGAGCATCTTAATAATGGACCTCCCATAAATCACTTCCTGCATTCGGTCATAAAGGTCGGCAATCACATTGCTCTCATAGGGGAGCTTGCCGCGCCAGTCGCTCTTTACATTTTTGACCACGCTCTTCTCATACTCGCGTTCCAAGGATCGAAGAGCCTCCATTATCAGTTTAACCTCTCCCCGTGTCAATTGGAGGTCCGCCGGTTCCAGATTGCGTTTCTCCACTGCCATGTACTCTTCGTATTCCCTGAACCGACGCTCTGCGTGTCGCAGATGTTCCCGTGCTGCATTATATGTTACCCCCATCGCTGCAGCCACCTGCTTAATTGTCAACCCCTTCTCTTTGAGTTGAACTGCGGTCCGTTGCTTTGGAGTCAATGCATCCAGTTTTTTCTCGTCCATGTTATTACCTCATATCAAAACCATTCTTCAATGCCATTTTTAGCTTTAACTTGTCCTCTGTACTTAGCTGGTTTGACATCTCTATTGCTGTCTTGCGGGTTTCCATCGCGGCCTTAACAAGCTCTAAGCCCTCGTCCTCATTTTCGGTCACCATGGCGCAAAGGTCGATCACCAGTTGTTTCAAATACTTTTCGGTTTCTGACTTATCCAGCTCGGTCGTCAACATGAGCACCTCGGTTTCAGCTAAGTGAAGTGCAAGTTCGGGGTCCTTCGGTCGGAACTGTACAGTTAGCCTATCTATTACTTCCCCTACACTCATACCTCCTCTATTCCCCATCTCATCCAAGGCCGCCGCAGTTTTTTTCATGACAGTAACTTGCAATTCGGTCAAAAAGTCACTCAAGTAAACTCCTCCTCAATTTGGAATAATTTGTATCTCTTTAGGCATTATATCAAATCAGTCGTTCTATATCAACAAGGTACACTTCCACTTTTTTGCTCCACCGAAAGGAGTGCCCATGAGCGTATTAGCAATCGATATCGAAACCTTCTCAGATGTGGACCTCACAAAAAGCGGGGTCTATGCCTATTCCGATAGTCCGAACTTTGAGGTACTCCTCTTTGCCTATGCTTTCGACGATGAGGAAACACAGGTGGTCGATTTGGCTCGTGGAGAGCAGCTCCCAGACCGGGTGCTCTCTGCTTTGGAGGACCCGGCCATCATCAAATCGGCCTTTAATGCCGCCTTTGAACGCACCTGCTTGTCCCATTACCTTGGACACCAGCTTTCGCCAGAAGGGTGGCAGTGTACAGCCGTCCAATCCGCTATGCTGGCCCTCCCCCTCTCCTTGGACGGCGTGGGCGAGGTGTTGAACATCCAACGGAAAAAGCTGAAAGAGGGAGCCGACTTGGTCCGGTTCTTCTCCATGCCTTGCAAGCCCACCAAAGCCAATGGCATGCGGACTCGTAATCGGCCAACTGATGCTCCAGAAAAGTGGGAGCAATTTAAGCGATACTGTATCCGGGATGTAGATGCGGAGCGCGAGATCCGATACAAGCTGCGCAATTTTCCTATACCCGAACAGGAGCAGGCACTTTACCGGCTCGATCAGGAAATCAATGACCGTGGTGTGTTGGTGGATCAGGAGCTGGTCTCCAAGGCAGTACAGTGCGATACAGAGTTTAAGATACACACCACTGCACGGGCCTACGAGCTGACCGGCTTAGAGAACCCCAATTCTCTCCCCCAAGTGAAGAGCTGGCTGGCCGAGCGCGGGGTCGAAGTAGGGTCTTTGGACAAAAAGGCAATCAAGGGTCTCCTGCCAGAGGTCGATGGAGAAGTGCTGGAGGTACTCAAGCTCCGCCTGCTCCTTGCAAAAACCTCGGTGAAAAAGTATGAGGCAATCCAGCGCTCGGTCTGCCGCGATGGTCGTGTCCATGGGCTTTTACAATTCTACGGCGCAAATCGCACAGGCCGCTGGGCGGGCAGGCTTGTTCAGATTCAAAACCTCCCGCAGAATCACATCCCCGACCTCGGCCTTGCCCGTAGCTTGGTGCGCCGGGGCGAGTTCGAGCAGGTCGACCTGTTCTTCGACTCGACCCCCGGCGTGCTCTCGGAACTCATACGGACCGCCTTCATTCCAAAAGCTGGCTGCCGGTTCATTGTGGCGGACTTCTCTGCCATCGAGGCTCGCGTCCTGGCTTGGCTCTCTGGGGAACAGTGGAGGTTGAATACATTCACCCAAGGCGGGGATATCTACTGTGCCTCTGCCTCCCAGATGTTTGGAGTCCCTGTGGTCAAGCACGGTATCAACGGCGAGCTGCGGCAGAAAGGAAAGATTGCTGAATTGGCGCTCGGCTATGGCGGCTCCGTGGGTGCCCTCACTTCAATGGGCGCTCTGGACATGGGCCTTCAGGAAGATGAGCTCCAACCTCTGGTCAACCAATGGCGGAACGCAAATCCGCACATCACAAAGTACTGGTGGGATGTAGATGCCGCCGCAACAAAAGCCCTTCATGATCGCGCCACGACCAGCGTGGGCGCGGTGAGCTTTACCTATCGCTCCGGTATTTTATTCGTCAAGCTACCCTCTGGCCGCTCTCTTTCCTACATCAAACCTCGGTTCCAGCAGAACCGCTTTGGCCGTGAAGGAATCACCTACGAAGGAGTCGGCGAAAGTAAGAAATGGCTCCGTATTGAAACCTATGGTCCCAAGCTGGTGGAAAACATCGTACAGGCCACCGCCCGCGACCTTCTGGCCTTGGCAATGCTCCGGCTGCGGGATGCCGGGTTCGATATCGTGATGCATATCCACGACGAGGCCGTGCTTGAAGTGCCTGTTGGACGCTCTTCCGTTGAAGAGGTCTGTGCTCTTATGGCCGTTACGCCCGATTGGGCCGCTGGACTGCCCCTCCGCGCAGATGGATATGAATGTGATTTCTATAAGAAAGACTGAGGTGTATCACATGGCAAACGACTACTACAACTCCGAGGGTTATTACGACCCCACTGCAGGCGAGGCCCTTCGCAACGCCACCTCCTTCCGCATCGTGCACCCCACCGGATATGTCCAAATCGAAACCGATTCCTTCTTTCCCTGCACGGTAGAGAAGTCAAAAAAACTGTTCCGAATGGTGCGGCAGTATTGCTCCCAAAAGCAGCAGGATGAACTTCTCAAGCTGATGTTAAAGCGGGCCGTCCAGCTTTCCAATGAGGCACTCCGCCTGGATAACTGCTTGAGCACTTTGGACCCCCGCTCGGAGGAATATGCAAGTGCCTCCCACGCGCTGCAACAGGTAAAGCGAGACCACACCCGTATCACGAGAAATATCGAAGATTTTGTTGGAAGGAGGTCTGCACGATGAAGGTCTCTGTTGGCAATAGCCGCATGGACAAGAAGTGGAATTTAGTGGATATGAGCTTGGAGGACTTCCGTGCCCGTATTTTCTCCACCCACAAGACGGCGGAAACGATGGAGCAGTACAGAAAGCTCCCCAAAGCGCAGAGGGACGAGATCAAGGATATAGGCGGTTTTGTACTCGGCTCACTCAAAGGAGGTCGCCGTCGGAAGGACTGTGTTCTCTCCCGCTCCGGGCTGTCTTTGGATATGGACTACGCCTCCCCCGATGTTATGGATCAGGTAGAAATGTTCTTCTCCTTCCGCTGCTTTTTCTACTCCACGCACCAGCACACCCCAGAACACCCCCGTCTTCGGCTCATTATCCCTCTCAGCAGGGATGTGTCCCCAGACGAATACATCGCCATCAGCCGAAAAGTTGCCGAGGAAATCGGAATTGAGCAGTTTGATGACTCCACCTATGAGCCGAGCCGCCTCATGTACTGGCCCTCTACTTCTTCGGACGGTGTGTTCGTTTGCCGTGAGATTCAGGGTGACCTTCTGGACCCGGACACTGTGCTCGCCAAGTATAAGGATTGGAGAAACACAGCTGAGTGGCCGGTCTCCCAGCGGCAGCAGACCATTGTGCAGCGTGAAGTGAAAAAGCAGGCGGACCCGCTTGAAAAAGGCGGGACCGTAGGCGCATTCTGCCGTGCTTACTCCATCACTTCCGCTATTGAAACATTCCTCCCGGATGTGTATAAGCACAGTGCTATGCCCGGTCGCTTTGACTACATCCCCGCCGACTCCCATGCGGGTGTCGTGCTCTATGATGACCGTTTTGCCTACAGCCACCACGCAACGGACCCGGTCTGCGGAAGGCTCCTGAATGCGTTTGATATGGTGCGGCTCCATAAGTTCGGCGACCTCGATGCTCGAGCAGCTGATGGAACAGAGCCATCCAAGCTCCCCTCGTTCAAAGCCATGCAGGAATTTGCCGTCCAAGACCCGAAGGTCAAAGGACAGCTCGCCAAAGAACGACAGGCCGCCGCTGCAGCTGACTTCGACGCTGAATCCGATCCCGATTGGCAGACAACCTTGGAGCTGGACCGGCACGGGAATGTAAAAGACAGCCTCACCAACATCGCTACCATCATCCGCTTTGACCCGAATCTCCAAAGCATCGTGTTTAATGAGTTCAAAGGCGTTCTGGATGTAGTAGGGGACCTTCCGTGGAAACAAGTGCGCCCCGGTTGGAATGATGCCGATATCGCCAATGCCAAGCTGTACTTTGAAAAGGTCTATGGCATCTGGTCCCCTGTGAAATTCAAGGATGCTCTCCTCGCTGTCGTGTCCTCCGAGCGGCGCTACCATCCCGTCAAGGAATACTTATCTGCTCTCAAATGGGATGGGAAAGAGCGTATCGACACATTGCTTGTGGACTACATGGGTGCAGAGGACACCCCCTATGTCCGGGCCGTCACCCGTAAAATGCTCTGCGCCGCCGTGGCCCGGATCTATGAACCGGGCATCAAATTCGACTCCATGTTGGTCCTCAACGGCCCACAGGGTATGGGGAAGTCGACCTTCTACGCCATCCTTGGTAAGCAATGGTTCTCCGACTCCCTGTCTATTGCCGACATGCGGGACAAGACTGCAGCCGAAAAGCTGCAGGGTTACTGGATATTGGAGATCGCCGAGATGAATGGGATCAAGAAAGTGGATGTAGAAACCGTAAAATCCTTTCTCTCCCGTACTGACGATAAATTCCGACAAGCATACGGAACCGTGGTGGAGAGCCACCCTCGTACCAATATCATCGTCGGCTCCAGCAATTCCGAGAGCGGCTTTCTCCGGGATGTGACCGGCAATCGTCGGTTCTGGCCTGTAAATGTATCCGGCAAGGGCGCACACCATCCTTGGGAGCTTACCGAAGTGGACCAAGTATGGGCAGAGGCCATCGAGCGCTACCATGCGGGTGAAGAGTTGTTTTTGAAGGGCAGTGTGGCCGAGGAGGCATACCTGCGCCAGCAGGAGGCCATGGAGTCCGACGACCGTGAAGGTCTGGTACAGGACTACTTGGACCGGTTGCTCCCCTCCGATTGGGATGGAATGGACCTCTACCAACGCAGGAGTTTCCTTGGCGGTAGCGAATTTTCCGGGCCTGTTGCCACCGGCACTGTACGCCGAGAGCGTGTCTGCACCATGGAAATATGGTGTGAGTGCTTTTGCAAAGAACGCCAAAACCTCAAGCGCACTGACTCCTATGAGATTGAGGGCATTTTAACAAAAATTGGCTGGTCGGTCACCACTGCAAATAAGCACGGAAAGACACGGTTCCCGCTCTATGGCCCACAGCGGACCTTCGTTAGGAACAAAGCTGTCGTTGCCGGGAACACAAACATCGGTTCCCAATAAACCTTTGGTCCCGGTAGGCACGCTGGCCGGAACAGAAGGAAAGCTCTGGACCACAACGGGTTCCTTTCCTTCTGTTCCTGTGTTCCTATTTTGGCCTATTAAAGTATCTGCTGATAGTGAATATAAAAATTGGAACATGCAATACGCCTATACACGCGTAAGGGAAAAACGGGAGTAAGAACAAAACACGGGAACAGGAGGCCATTTTGAGAGAAACAACGATTGAGCGCAAGCTCGTCACCGAGGCAAAAAAGCGTGGGGGGCTGGCGGCCAAATTCGTGTCCCCCGGACTTGATGGGGTGCCGGACCGGTTGGTCCTCCTCCCCGGCGGCCATATTGCTTTCGTGGAACTGAAAGCCCCTGGCAAAAGGATGCGCCCCCTCCAGCAACTTCGCGCCAAGCAGCTCACCGCCCTCGGATTCCGTGTTTACTGCGTGGACCATCCAGACCAAATTGGAGGTGTTCTGAATGAAATACAATCCGCATGATTACCAAGCCTACGCCACAGACTTCATCTTGGAGCACCCAGCTTGTGGCCTAATCCTTGATATGGGCCTCGGCAAGAGCGTCATCACCTTGACCGCATTGTGGGACCTGCTACTGGATAGCTTTGAGATCAGGAAAGTTCTGGTGGTCGCACCAAAGCGAGTGGCAGAGAACACATGGCCGAATGAACTGGCCAAATGGGATCACCTGAAAGGGCTGACCTATTCTCTGGTCCTTGGCTCAGAGAAGGAACGCCGTGCTGCACTGCAGCAGAAAGCGAAGATATACATTATCAATCGGGAAAATGTAGCTTGGCTTGTTTCCCACTTCGCGTGGGATTTTGACGCTTTAGTCTTGGATGAGCTTTCTTCCTTCAAGGATAGCAAGTCACAGCGGTTCCGGGCGCTCAAGCGGGTTCGGCCCAAGGTGGCCAGAGTTATTGGGCTAACCGGAACGCCGCGCCCGAACTCTCTGTTAGACCTATGGCCGCAAATGTATCTACTGGACATGGGCCAGAGGTTAGGGCGGTTCGTTACCGGCTACCGGAACCGGTTCTTTCTACCAGACAAGAGGGGGCGTGACATCGTGTACAGCTACAAACCTCGGGAAGGTGCAGAAGAATACATCTACAAGCTGATCTCCGATATCTGTATTTCTATGAAGGCCGTGGATCACTTGGATATGCCTGAGATTATCTCCCGTCGTGTGGAGGTACACATGAGTCCGAAGGAAAAAAAGCTCTATGATGACTTCCAGAGAAACATGGTCCTGCAGCTGCAGGATGGGGAGCTGGATGCCTTGAGCGCAGGTGCTCTCTCGAACAAACTAACACAGATGGCAAATGGTGCCGTCTACGGCGAGGATCGGCATGTGTTCCATATACATGACCAGAAGTTGGACGCCTTGGAAGACCTGATTGAGGCAGCAAATGGCCAACCGCTTTTAGTGGCATATTGGTATCAGCACGATCTCGAACGAATCCGCCAGCGATTTCGCGTAAGGGTCATCAGCTCCTCAAAGGACATCGAAGATTGGTGCAGCGGCAAGATTCCCATTGCGCTTATCCACCCCGCATCCGCTGGCCACGGCCTGAACCTGCAGGAAGGCGGCTCCTCTATTGTGTGGTTTGGCCTAACTTGGTCCTTGGAGCTTTACCAACAGTTAAACGCACGGCTCTGGAGGCAAGGCCAGAAACACACGGTAGTGATCCAGCATCTGGTCACCATGGGCACACAAGACGAGGATATCATGGCAGCACTGGAGCGAAAAGATATGGGACAAAATGCAATGTTCACTGCCGTCAGGGCAAGACTTGGAGGTGCCGCATGAGTGAAAAGATTGAAAAGTTAATTCTGGAGTATCCGCAGAAGGTCGAACAGCGGGACCTTCTCCGCAATCAGCTCCGCAACTTCAAAGGGGTAACGGAGCAGGAGGTCATCGACACCATGACTTTCTCCGCCCCGCAAGGGGACCGGGTTCAAACCAGCAATATTACCGACAAGACAGCCATGATTGGCATCTCCTATCGGGAACGGGCTGACCGCATCAACCGGGATTGGATTGAGCACTTGGTCGTTACGATGGCCGAGCTTGAGGAGGAGCTGGACTTCTTCAAGGCCGCAGTGGATTCCTTGCCCGGCATACTGGCTCCCTTCATGCACGACATGGTCATGGAGCACATGACTTGGGACTGTTTAGAGGCCAAATATCATATCTCCCGCTATACGGTTTCGAAGTACAGAAAACAGGCTATCGCAAAACTGGATGAGTTTTATGCCGTCCATGAAAAGCAAATGGCCGACTACATCCTGAGTTGAGGTGAATCTGATGTGTAAAAGAGGCGATGTCTTTTTTGCCGACTTAGGCAGAGATTTCTCCACCAGTATCCAAAACGGCATCCGCCCGGTCCTGATCGTCAGCAACGATATGGCAAACACACACTCTCCCGTCGTGACCATTGTACCTCTTACGGGTCAAGTGCATAAGAAGGAGTCTCTCCCTACCCATGTGTACATCCCCAAAAACTGCGGTTCAGGATTGTCTCGCCCCAGTGTTGCTTTGGCAGAGCAGGTGAGCTCCATTTCTAAATCTCAGCTGCAGGACTATAAGGGCCATATTACTGACCGTTCTATCATGGATGCGGTGACAACTGCTCTCCAAGTGCAAATTGGTGCGGTAGGGGTTCACCCCTAAGTATCCTGTAATTTTCGCACACATATCGGTCGTTTTGTACCTATTTGGTAGTGTAATACTTGCCTGCTCATTCTGATTGTCATTGTACTTGCCTATACTGGATGTACTAATTTGGTATGGAGGTATCACATGGGTATTGACCTAAAACTGATGGGTCAGCGCATCCGCGAGGCGAGAAGAATGCGCCAGATGACCGCAGAGCAACTGGCTGAGCAACTCGGTATCGCCGCCGAGTCGCTTGGGCACATCGAATGTGGCAATCGTAGGCCAAGTCTTACTTTGCTTTACACGATTTCAGTTATCCTTGATGTGTCCTTAGATTACCTAACTGGCCGGAGCCTTTCTCCCGAAAGCCGTATTGTTCGTGAGGAAATCGAATCCGCCGGACTGACTTCCCATCAAGAAGAGGCCCTTCAGAAGATGATTAGGAGCCTGCTCCCTGTTGTCCGCGACCTAATCGACTGAATCCCGCTGCCACCCGCAGCGGGATTTTTTTCTTTTTCCTCCTCTAATTCGACGAATTTCTTTTTCCTTTTATTGTAAATTATACTCGTTAGGTACGATTGTACCAAATAAGTATATGGAGGAGATCGTCAAATGACCACCAGAGAAACCATGAGGCGTATGCATGACCGCTGCTTTTGTGAGCAGCACCGCGATGAATTACGCGATTCCTACAGGGCTCTCGTCGTGCGAGGGGACTTTGAGGAGGTAGAGGCTGAATACACAAAAGGGAAGGAGGTCTTAGCTACAGAACTGAATGACCTACAGAAGGAGTGGCTCACAGAAATCGAAGAGCTTTATACCTCCAACTGCACCTATGCATCTCATTACGGTTTTGATGCCGGACTCTATACCGGTTTTCAGCGATACTTCGCAACCACCCCAAAGGACAAGTGCGACATGGGGGATGTTCTCGAAGATGAACTCTTTACCGCAAAGGGAATGAAACGCCACACTGAGTTCTCCGCACGGAATGACCGTTGCATAGAGCTGCTGGACCAATTAGAGCAGGAATTGACTGAGGCTGTTTTCTACCATGTTACCTCCGTTGACTGTGCTTGGCAGGAGCGCATACATTTCTTTGCTGTTGAAGATTACTACATTGGATATCGTACTGCGGTTGAGATCTTGGAGCATGTACGGCCAAACGCAACCGGCTATATGGTCCCGGATACACTTCTTATTGAGTATGAACTCGGCAAGCTCGAAAGAAATGATCGGTTGGAGGAATTGGCGCGTAGGGAAAGAGAGGCGAAAGAGAATGGCTGATCCGGCGCTGTTCAAAAAAGTTCCCTTAACCTGCGAGGTCATGGCGAAGACTAAGGCCGACTTGGAGGAGTTTTCTGAAACCTCCAGTATCTCGGTAGGCGAGATCATCGATAATCTTGTCTCAAAGCTCTCCTCCACTGACCCAACCCTTGCTGCCCAGGTCATCTTGGAGTCTACTGCAATTGCAATCAGCCCTATGGACGATACCGATATCTTCGAAACCATTGTTCGGGTTCTCCGGGATCTATCCGTGCTTATTTCCAAAGTGGACCATTTTGAGGCGCGTCTTTCCGCTACACTGAAAAAGATAGATTCAAAAGGACCCGACCTGATTCTTTTACAGTAAGGAAAATGAGGCTGGCACTTAATGCAGTGCCAGCCTCATTTTTATAGCTCTTTCAGCAATTGATTCCGTACATCTATATCCAATACCATCCTATGGAAGTCCAGTGCCCGTCCTGCCTCCATCAATTTCTTACATAATTTCACCAGTGGTTTTTTCATATACTTGGGTGGCATTACACTCATCCATTTGAAACTTGGCAAAAGAGAATCCAAACGCAGTAGCCTCAGACTTCACAAAAATGGGGATAACTGCGTCATAGAACTCTGCAAGCACATTTCTGCGGTATTCATCTGCTACTCCCTGTGCATCCAGCTTGCTGTACTTCTCCGCGAAGGAAAGCGCAAAGTCGCGCCGGGTTGAGCCGTCATCTACATCAAAAGAAATATTCCCTGTCAGATCTCCTTTTCCATCGTCCGCCGCAATAGACTCAAGCAAACTAATGAACACGGGTCTACCCCCAACGACAGTCTCCGCATCAAACCCCTGACAAATCACAGCCTCCGGTTTTCTATTCTCATCAGCTATATCATTGTCGTACATAATCCCCAGCGGGTTGTAGTAGGTGCAGTCCCATTGGATTTTTCCGCTCCGGGTCTGCCGGGCCAGCCCCTTTAACATGATCTCAAGCTCCTCGCCGTCTTCTCTGTCGTAGAATACCATGTTTGCCCTCCTTGTCGCCTCGTCTTCCACTTCAACAAATTGGAACACATCTTCGATGGGTACCCCAAAGACTTCTGCAATATCAGCGGCCAGCTTTAATGACGGATTATACAACCCCTTTTCAAGCCGACTAATAGTTTCTCTGCGGACTCCCACCCGCTCGGCCAGCTCCTCCTGTTTCATCCCCAGCTCACGACGGAATGCATCTATTTTGGTGACTAACTCCTTCATTCGTAATATTCCCCTTCGTCGGTGGCCTCGTAATACAAGAATAAACTATGTTTCATAAGCGGCGGGAGAGAGATAGCAATTAGGACCAGCATGATTGAGGCCCCAGAGAGTTCACCGGCATACAGCATGGAAATCACCGTGCCCAAAGCGAGAACAGCCAAAAGCAGCTGAGAATAAGTCATTGCCTGATCCGACGCTTTCCACATGAGGACCCGGTCCCGTTCATCTTCAGCCTCGCCGCTGCCTGCTTTGAGTCCGCGAAAGGCAAAGCACTCATATACAACAGACAGAAAACAAAACGCCACGATAACCTTCAAGAGGACTTTACCGGCAGGCTGCGCCCATAAGACCAATGCCAGTAGCTCCAAAGCGACCGTGATACCACGAATGACGACGATGCTCCATGCTCGTCCTCGAATCGATAAGAAGTTCATAACGCCCTCCATGTGATGTATTTATATATTGCGTGATAAATGTATCACATATCTATCGTACTGTCAACCCCTCTATCGCTCCAGCGCCTAACTAACCCCTAACTAAGTGCTAACTGCTTTTTCATTTACGATGTGTTAATCTTATACTCGTAAAGGACCGTGGCTCTGGGATAACCCAGGGCCACTGCTTTTATCCGGGCGGCTTTTATCCTTTCCCGCCTGATACATAGAAAGGAGATCGCCTTCATGCCACATCGACCACGCACGCCTTGCAAGCACCCCGGATGTCCTCGGCTCGTCCCATATGGGTCTATGTACTGTGAGGACCACGCCCCGCTCCACTACAAAGACAGCAAGAGCACCAAAGAGAAGGGCTACAATCACAGGTGGAAGTTGGCACGGAAAGCCTACCTGCACAGCCACCCCTTGTGTGTGCGCTGCCAAGCAGTCGGGCGACTGACCCCTGCCACGGTAGTGGACCACATCGTTCCGCACCGAGGCGACCCGATCCTCTTCTGGGATGAAAGCAACTGGCAAGCATTATGTAAAAGCTGTCATGACCACAAGACGATGACAGAGGATCGCTATCAAGAGTTTCATTACTGACCGTGGGGGCGGTCACTTCTCTACGCTAAAGCAACTAAAAGACCGGCGCCCCCTCAAACGCAAATTTTCGCAGAATTAGCAAGGGGGGATACCCCCTGACGGCACAAAAGCGGCAAAGCACCTGCTCAAGTGTAGGCGCTGGCCGCATTCTTTTTGCCTACTGCTACAAGGTTTTTGCAACAAAACGCGGTCCTGCTCGAATTGAGGAAAACAGGTAGCGGTTTCGCTAAAAAGTTCACCACAGGGGTGAGGAAGGATGAAGTTTTCATGTAGTTTCGCGCCCCTTTTTTAGAAGGGAGCGTGACGCATGACTCCATTCCAATCGCGGCAGATTCGTGACCTTCGGCTCCGTGGCGTTGGCTACAAGGGCATCGCATCGGTGACGGGCCTCACCCGCGACATCGTTCGGAATTACTGCAAGAGCCACGGCCTAAACGGTCTTGGTATCGAAGTGACCACAAATATCAGGGAGCAGATGGAAAGCGGTGCCGCATGCCAGTGCTGTGGCAAGCCGCTCATTCAGCCCCGGACCGGAAGGCCCCGGAAATTCTGCTCAGACAAATGCAGGCGGGACTGGTGGGCTGCCCATACCGACCGTAGCCATCCCAGAGAGTCCGCCATGTACACAACGACCTGCGCTTATTGCGGACAGGAGTTTAGAGCCTATGGCAACAGCAAGCGGAAGTACTGCTGTCATGCATGTTACATCCGCGACCGATTTTGGCGCGCTGAGGATGGGCGGGACCCCTACCGCTCTCCGTCAGCGCAGACGGAGGGTACACCATGAGTGAAATGCAATGGCAAACGCTGACCTTGGATGAGCTGCGGCCTGCCGCTTACAACCCCAGAAAAAAGCTCAAGCCGGGGGATAAGGAGTATGAGAAAATCAAGAACTCCATTCAGGAGTTCGGTTATGTCGAACCCATTATCGTGAATTATGACAGGACAGTCATTGGCGGGCACCAGCGTCTGACCGTCCTACGCGATTTGGGTTACACCGAGGCTCAATGCGTTGTGCTCCATATTGAGGACGAAAACAAAGTCAAGGCACTAAACATCGCCCTCAATAAGATCACCGGCGCGTGGAATGAGCAGCTCTTGGCTGACCTGCTGGTTGATCTCCAGTCTGTAGATTTCAATACGGACCTCACTGGCTTTGAGGCCCCAGAGATTGAGCAGCTCTTTTCCAAAGTACACAACAAGAAAATCAAAGAAGATGACTTTGATGTAGATGCAGAGTTGCAGAAACCGCCTGTGTCTAAGCTGGGGGATCTCTGGCTCCTCGGGAAACACCGGGTCCTTTGTGGTGACTCCACCCTGCCGGACACCTACACCACCCTCATGGAGGGCGTACGCGCAAACATGGTCCTGACGGACCCTCCCTACAATGTAAATGTAGAGGAGAGCGCAGGCAGTATCAAGAATGACAACATGCCGGATGAGGACTTCTACAAGTTCCTCTTTGCCGCATTTGTCAATATGGAGCAGAGCATGGCCTCGGATGCCTCTATCTATATTTTCCATGCGGACTCCAAGGGCCTGATTTTCCGCAGAGCATTCGAGGATGCGGGATTTTATCTCTCCGGCTGCTGCATTTGGAAAAAGAACACCCTCGTTCTTGGCCGGTCGCCATATCAGTGGCAGCATGAGCCGTGCTTATTTGGATGGAAGAAAGGTGGAAAGCACCAGTGGTATTCCGACCGCAAGCAGACTACCATCTGGGAATATGACCGTCCCAGGGCAAGCAAGGATCATCCCACCATGAAACCCATCGCGCTTATGGCTTACCCCATCCAAAACTCCACAATGAGCAACTGCATTGTACTGGACCCCTTCCTTGGCTCTGGATCGACCCTGCTCGCCTGTGAGCAAACCGGGCGCATCTGCTATGGAGTCGAACTCGACCCCAAGTTTGTCGATGTCATCGTGAAACGATATCTGGAGGCAGGTGGTGACCCGTCCGAAGTCCTTCTGCATCGGGACCACGCAGTGTACTCCTATAATGAAGTCACCGCATACCTTGCGGGCAGTTCGGACCAATAGTGCATTCTGCTGCGGTTTTGGGAGCGCAATTTGGTACTCATTTCCGTTACTATTCCTTGACTTTATGGGGTGTCAGAGTGATTAATATGCTACCAAAAACAAAGGAGGAACCCCTATGGAAATCAAAGGAAATGTGACAGATCGGAAGGCTCTCGTGAAGGCCTTGAGCGAACGCCTCGGCGTAGATGCCTGCTACATGGGACCGCCCAGCTTTTCCTACAAAGTCGGCGACCTGACCATCGGACGGGAGGGCACAGTAGAAACCGAGAATGAAGAGCAATGCGCTGTCGCCAAAGCCGTTATGGTAGAACTCGGCTACCTTGTGGCTGACACAACGGCTGTCGAGGGTCTCACCGTGCAAGTACCCACCGACGGGATGGACGGCATTGCCCTGCGCAACCTTCTCTTCATGCTTTCCAGCAAGCAGTACCTGCTCAACCGGGCATTGAAGATGGAGCATATGAAGGTGGGAACCGAATTAGTCGAGGCGTTGAAGAAAAGAGAATGTAATCGCGCCTCTGAGTTCTATTCCATCCTTGGCGATTATGAGGATGACCTCCGGGGTCTTGCCTTCACGGATGGGTTCGCGGTGTTCGACTTCCCGGATACCGTGGACCCGGTAAAAAACAAGGCGCTGGTCGAGCTGGCCGCTCTCATGGTCCACAGCGCCAAACAGGCCAAACGGGTGGACCCCACCATACAGGTGGTGGAAAACGAGAAATACTACCTCCGCATCTGGCTTGTCCACTTGGGGCTTTCAGGCAGGGGAGGACAGGAGGCGCGTCGCGCCCTGCTGGGCGGTTTGAAGGGCCACACGGCCTTCCGCACCCCAGAGGACGCCGCACGGTTCAGCGCCAACCAAAAGGCCAAGCGCGAGGCCGCCAAAGCCTCCACAGCCTCCCTTGCCGAAGAGACCATGGCCACACCTCCGGTAGTGGAGGAGGATGGCGCAGCCCCCCAAGATAAGTCATAAACCGCACAAATGCAACCCCGATAGTTTGTTGCTATTATGGCTCGAATTAACTTGATAATGTGTGCCTTCAGAGCGAATATGTCACTACCGAAAGGGAAAACGACATTTTTGAAAGGGGTACATATTTATGAACGAGAAAACTATGCAGCAGATCGAGGCCATGAAAAAGCAGACTATCGGGGTTGAGATTGAGATGGCCGACATCACCCGAGAGCGGGTGGCCGAAGTGGTCGCGGCCTACTACCACACCGAGAATACCGTGCAGTACATTGGCGGAGCTTACCGCGCATGGAGCTGTAAGGATAACAAGGGCCGCACTTGGAAGGTCATGTGGGATTCCAGCATCGTTGCCCGATCCGAGGAGGAACACGCCGAATTGACCACTCCGGTTCTGCAATATGAGGACATCGAGGACCTGTGCGAAATCGTGAGACAGCTCCGCCGGGCCGGGGCCAAGAGCGACCCCAACCATATGTGCGGAGTTCACATTCACATTGGCCTTGGGGACCACAACGCCAAAACCCTCCGCAATTTGGCAAACATTATGGCCTCCCACGAATCGCTTTTGATTTCAGCCCTCCGGCTGGACCAAACTCGCATCAATCATTATTGCCACACGGTTAACCGCCATTTCCTTTATAAGCTCAATGCCCGGAAACCCCGGACCATGTCGGAGCTGGCCGACATTTGGTACGGAACGATTTCCCCTCACGGCAATCGAAACCACCATTACAATAGCAGCAGATACCATATCCTGAATTACCACGCCTGCTTTACCAAGGGCACCATTGAGTTCCGGTGTTTTCAGTTTGCAAACCCCGGCGACGGGAAAAAGAACGGACTGCATGGCGGCGAGCTTAAAACCTACATCCAGCTTTGCCTGGCTTTGAGCCAGATGGCGAAGATGGTCAAAACCGCAAGCCCCCGGCAGCCCCAAGTGGAGAATCCCAAATACGCCATGCGGACTTGGCTGCTCCGGCTCGGGTTCATCGGTGACGAGTTCGCCACAGCCCGCCTCATCCTGACCAGAAACTTGGAAGGCGATACCGCCTTCCGCCATGGCCGCGCCGCTTGAAGGAATTAGCCGCAGGCCCACCTCGCCCGCTCCGGCGGGCTTAAGGTGGTAGAAGGGGGATTCACCCCATCGGAAAGGATGAATTAAAATGCGTAAACTTTACCTTGCCTATGGTAGCAACCTCTCCTTGGAACAGATGGCTTACCGCTGCCCCCACGCATACCCGGTCGGCACCGCAACACTCCCTGATTACCAGCTTTTGTTCAAAGGGAGCAAAACCGGCAGCTACCTCACCGTAGAACCCAAGCGTGGGTATCATGTTCCCCTGCTGGTATGGTCCATTGACGAAAAGGACGAGCTTATGCTGGACCGCTATGAAGGGTACCCGGATTTCTACTACAAGAAGGAACTACCCATTAAAGTGTGTTCCCTCCTGAATGCGGAGGAATTGGACGGTGGGTCCGGTATCATCTACATCATGCATGAGGAGCGCCACTTGGGTTGCCCCACCAATCAATACTTCAGCATTTGCTATGAGGGTTACCTCCGGTTCGGCTTTGACCCACAGGTTTTAAGGCAGGCCGTGCTGGACAGTGCCGGGGACAACAATGCAAAACGCATTCTGGGAGGTCGTGGCAAATGACTACCGCTTTCTGTGAACTCATTGTTTCCGAGCGAGTACATACAGGCGAGGCATTTATCCTCGTCTGTGCCAAAGCGTTTATCCCATGCTACCCGCTGCACTCCGAACCGCTTGATACGCCCCTGCCTGAAGTGATCAAGGCAGACACCGCAAGCCTTCAGGATGGGTTGGATAAGGCCAACACAGAGCTGCATGAGCTGGAAGAGATGTCTCTGGAGCAGGCCCAGCAAAAACTCGATGAGGAGATTTTTCTTCTCCACCAGCTCCGTGATGCTCGGCGAGAGGAAACGAAACGGGCGAATGCACTCTACAATAAAATTTTGAAGGATATTATGGATTGGCATCCCCCGATGAAGGAGTACGGCCAGCTGCGCTCGTTCGCAATCGACCAGATCCGGCAGTGCTACGGTGATCTGCCCGGTGATGATAGCTCTCTGCCCGAGGCCCAAATGACTGCTCAGATGTGGTTGGAGCAAAAAGTAAATTCCTGCAAAGAGAAAATCGAGTACTATTCCAAAGAAATCGACCGCCTTAACCGTATGGCAGAATACAGGACCCAATGGCTAAAGGGACTGCGAAGTACCTTTGTAGGCTCCCATATGGCAAGGCGAATGGAGGGAAAGCAACATGCTACTTCCTGACAAAGCCACCCTTGACCACATGAGGCAGTGCTATCCAGCCGGGACCCGTGTTCGGCTCCATCACATGGGCGACCCGCTTGCTCCACCCCCCGGTACCTTGGGCACGGTTGAGGGCATCGACGACACAGGCAATATCCTTGTGCTCTGGGATAACGGGAGCACACTGAATGTTGTCTACGGTGTGGATTACTGCCAGCCAGTAAATAGGGCCGTTTACATCCCTCTTCCGGCGGAGCGGAAGGATGAGATCCTTTGCAGCGCCCTCGAATACATCGTTGAGCTGGCCGCTCATAACGATCTCTATACTACGCTGCGCAAATGTCTACATCTGAGTGATGAGGAGATCATTGCCCTTGGTATCGAAGTAGAAACCCTATAACCATCACAATTTTTCCGGTTCATTTTTGTGTAGGATATAGCTCGATTTAACTTGATAATATGTCCTTTCAGAGCGAATATGTGTACACCCGAAGGGGAAACGAACAAATCGGAGGTACGCATTATGAAGAACATTTGGACCCTGAGAGAGCACTTCAACCTGATTGACCGAATCGCTATCACCCGCTCCGACTTCGAGACTAATTTCCATAAGACCCGAGAGCGCATCGAATTCACCTTCAACGGCTGGGATGGGAAGTCCTACAATGGCGAAACCCGCCGCGCCTGCGTTTACCGCACCAGCATCCCCGGCTACGAAGAGGCTCGGTTCATCAAAGTTGGAAAGGGCCTTCACTATGTTGATGAAGATTGCGATGTTTTGGAAAAGGCCAGCGGCAAAACCCACAAAAGTGTTTCTTGGCTGGTCGATGTTTTGAAACCTTGACGCAAATAGGGAAAAGAGGTTTGTATCAAAATATGATACAAACCTCTTTTCGTTTCTGCTGATACTGTAAACCCGCATCCCACTTACTTGAGGGGGATGCTTTTTTGTTGCCCGTTAAAGGAGGTGGTTAGGGGTGGCACAGCGCGGTAGAAAGCCCAAACCCACCGCCCTGAAGGTGTTAGAAGGCAACCCCGGCAAGCGGCCCTTAAACGGCGCAGAACCCGCCCCAGCGCACAAAGCCCCTCGCTGCCCTTCTTGGCTTGAGGCTGAGGCCAAACGGGAGTGGAAACGCATGGGGCGCATTTTGGAGCAGATGGGACTGCTCACCGAGATGGACATGGCTGCCTTCGCTGGGTATTGCCAAGCATATGCGCGGTGGAAAGAGGCGGAGGAGTTTATTTCTCAGCATGGGACCATGGTTCGGACCCCCAATGGCTACCTTCAGCAGGTGCCACAGGTCTCCATCGCCCAAACAAATATGAAAATCATGCTCCGGTTCTGTGAGCAGTTCGGCCTTACCCCTTCGGCCCGCAGTCGCATCATCGCTGGCGAAGGGACCGTGGAGCCTACTGACGAGATGGAGCGTCTTTTGGGAGGTGGCTGATTTGGCCTACAAGTACACACCGTCAAAGTTCATGCTGCCCACCTCCCACTACGATGAGGCAAAGGCAAACCGCGCCGTGACCTTTATTCAAAACTTGTGTCACACCAAGGGCAAGTGGGCCGGTACACCCTTTGACCTTCTGCCTTGGCAGGACCAGATCGTCCGTGACCTTTTCGGGATCGTCCGAGAGAACGGCAAACGACAGTTCCTGACTGCCTATGTGGAAATCCCAAAGAAACAGGGGAAGTCAGAGCTGGCCGCCGCTATCGCATTATACCTGCTTTACGCTGACAATGAACCGTCCGCTGAGGTGTACGGAGCCGCATGCGACCGGAATCAGGCGTCCATCGTTTTTGATGTGGCAAAGCAAATGGTGCTAATGTCCCCAGCACTTCTAAAGCGATCCAAAATCGCTGCGGCCACAAAGAGGATCGTCAACTACAGCAACGCCGGGTTTTATCAGGTCCTATCCGCCGAGACCGGCACGAAACACGGATTGAATGTATCGGGATTAGTGTTCGATGAGATACACGCTCAGCCGAACCGGCAGCTCTACGATGTTCTCACCAAAGGCTCTGGCGATGCCCGCGAGCAACCTCTGTTTTTTATCATCACCACGGCGGGGACCAATAAAAACAGTATCTGCTATGAACTCCATACAAAAGCCAAGGACCTTCTCTCCGGTCGGCGCAGCGACCCCTCTTTCTACCCGGTCGTTTATGGCCTCCCGGAAGGTGCAGATTGGACGGACGAGTCTAACTGGTACAAAGCAAACCCATCCCTTGGGCACACGATCTCCATTGACCGTGTCCGGGAGGCTTACCAGAACGCGCTCGACAATCCGGCGGAAGAGAATGTGTTCAAGCAGCTCCGCTTGAATATCTGGACTTCAGCTACAGTGTGCTGGATACCCGAGCACATCTATGACCGGGGCAATCGTCCCATCGACCAAGAGGCGCTGTATGGCCGGGACTGTTACGCAGGACTTGACCTGTCCAGCACTTCCGACATTACCGCACTTTCCTTGGTCTTTCCGCCCCGGACCGATGACGAGTCCTACATTGTACTCCCGTTCTTCTGGCTCCCCGAAGACACTTTGGAGCTGCGTTGTCGGAGGGATCATGTTCTCTACGATGTCTGGGAGAGGCAGGGTTATATCCACACAACAGAAGGCAATGTGGTCCACTATGGCTTTATCGAACGGTTCATCGAGGACTTGGGAGAGAAGTACCACATCAAGGAGATCGCCTTTGACCGCTGGAATGCTACTCAGATGGTCCAAAATCTGGAGGACATGGGATTCACAGTTGTGCCCTTCGGGCAGGGCTATAAAGATATGTCACCTCCATCCAAGGAGCTTTACAAGCTGCTTATGGAAGGACGCATCATCCACGGTGGCAACCCCGTTCTCAAGTGGATGGCTCAGAATGTGGTCATGCGGCAGGACCCTGCAGGCAATATCAAACCGGATAAGGAGAAGTCAGTCGAGAAGATCGACGGCATCGTTGCCACCATTATGGGCCTTGACCGGGCAATCCGAAACGAACCCACCGACTCCGTCTACGATAGTCGGGGATTGCTTATCCTGTAACCCCATCTAATAACCGAGTACCCCAGCACTGAAGGGAGGCTTTGCACCATGAAATTCTTTTCCAGCCTATTCCGCTCTCGGGACAAGCCCCAAAACAGCCTGAATGGCGGGCGCTACTACTTCCTGTTCGGCCACACCACTGCGGGCAAAAATGTGAACGAAATGTCTGCCATGCAGATGACCGCAGTGTACTCGTGTGTACGCATTCTTTCTGAGGCTGTGGCAGGTCTCCCTCTCCAGCTCTTCCGATACAACGACAAAGGTGGCCGGGAGCGGGCCTTGGATCATCCGCTCTATCGCTTGCTCCATGACGAGCCGAACCCGGAAATGACCTCCTTCGTCTTTCGTGAAACGCTCATGAGCCATCTGCTCCTTTGGGGGAATGCCTACGCACAGATCGTCCGAAACGGCAAAGGTGATGTGCTCGGGCTTTATCCGCTCATGCCGAACAAGATGAAGGTCGACCGGGATGACAAAGGCAACCTTTACTACGAGTACAGCCGCACCAGTGAGGACGCCAATACGCTCGGGAAAAAGCAGAAGGTGATCCTCCGGCCCTCGGATGTACTCCACATTCCCGGCCTTGGCTTTGATGGCCTCGTAGGTTACAGCCCAATCGCTATGGCGAAAAACGCCATCGGCCTCGCCATCGCTACGGAAGAGTATGGGGCTAAGTTCTTCGCAAATGGTGCCACTCCTGGCGGTGTCCTCGAGCACCCCGGCATCGTAAAGGACCCGGAGAAAATACGGGAAAGCTGGAACTCTGCTTTTCAAGGCAGCGCCAACGCACACAAAGTCGTGGTGTTGGAAGAAAACATGAAGTACCAGCCAATTGGTATCTCCCCTGAGCAAGCACAGTTTTTGGAAACCCGTAAATTTCAGATTAACGAGATTGCCCGTATTTTCCGGGTACCTCCACACATGGTTGGGGACTTGGAAAAATCCAGCTTTTCGAACATCGAACAGCAGTCTCTGGAGTTTGTAAAGTACACGCTGGACCCGTGGGTCGTGCGCTGGGAGCAGGCAATGACCCGTGTTCTCCTGCTCGACAGTGAAAAGCCCCACTATTTCATCAAGTTTAATTTAGATGGTCTGCTCCGTGGCGACTATCAGAGTCGGATGAACGGCTACGCGATTGGCCGTCAGAATGGGTGGATGTCGGCCAATGATATCCGAGAGCTGGAGAACTTGGACCTCATCCCCGATGACGAGGGCGGCAATCTCTACCTGATCAACGGTGCCATGACAAAGCTGGCTGATGCTGGTGCCTTCGCTGGTGTAGCCACCAATCCTACAGAGCAATCGGAGGGGGACCTCGTAACAAAAACCGAGGAGGACACAGAATGAAGAAATTTTGGAATTGGGTAAAGGACGAGGACACTGGCTCCCGTACTCTTTACCTCAACGGCACCATTGCGGAGGAAACATGGTTTGAGGACGATGTCACCCCGAAGGCGTTCAAAGATGAACTGAACGCCGGAGCGGGTGACATTGTTGTTTGGATCAATTCCCCCGGCGGTGACTGTGTGGCTGCCAGCCAAATCTATACCATGCTCATGAATTACAAGGGCAATGTTACGGTGAAGGTCGATGGGATCGCCGCATCAGCGGCCTCTGTGGTCGCCATGGCGGGTACAACCGTGCTCATGGCCCCCACCGCCCTCATGATGATCCACAATCCTTTGACTGTGGCCATAGGTGACTCCGCTGAGATGCAGAAGGCCATCGACATGCTCTCCGAAGTAAAGGAGTCCATTATCAACGCCTACGAAATTAAGAGCGGCCAGTCCCGCACCAAAATCAGTCACATGATGGATGCGGAAACTTGGCTCAATGCCAACAAGGCTGTGGAGCTTGGCTTTGCAGACGGGATTTTAGAAGATGAGAAAAAGAAACAGCTCGGTGACTTGGAGGCATCCTTCGCCTTCAGCCGCCGGGCTGTTACTAATTCTCTGCTTACTAAGCTCAGTCCCAAGCCGTCCATTTCCCCCAAGAGTGGTGTCCCAATTGACCAGCTGGATAAGCGGCTGGACCTTTTGAAAATGTGATAGGAGGAAAATCTGCAATGAACAAAATTCTTGAACTGCGTGAGAAGAGAGCGAAGGCGTGGGAGGCTGCCAAGGCTTTCCTTGATACCAAGCGCAATGACAGCGGCCTGCTCTCTGCCGAGGATGCGGCGACCTATGACAAGATGGAGGCCGATGTGGTTGCTCTGGGCAAGGAGATCGACCGGCTGGAGCGGCAGGCGGCGCTGGATGCGGAGCTGAACAAGCCTGTCAACTCCCCCATCACTGGTAAGCCGGGTGTGCCCAGAGGGGAAGAGCCCAAAATGGGTCGTGCATCTGATGAATACCGTAAAGCTATGCTGGACGCCCTGCGCTGCAACTTTAAGCGCGTCAGCAATGTGCTGGAGGAAGGTGTAGATGCCAATGGCGGATACCTTGTCCCCGACGAGTACGACCGCCGCCTCATCGATGGCCTGACCGAATCCAATGTCATGCGCTCCCTTGCTACCACGATCACCACCAGCGGCGAGCACAAAATCAACATCGCTGCTACCAAGCCCGCTGCCTCGTGGATTGAGGAGGGCGGTGCTCTCACCTTTGGCGATGCCACCTTCGATCAGATCCTGCTGGATGCCCACAAGCTCCATGTGGCGATTAAGGTGACGGAGGAGCTGCTCTACGACAACGCCTTCGACCTTGAGGGCTACATCCTCGACCAGTTCTCCAAGGCACTGGGCAACGCAGAGGAGGACGCTTTCCTCAATGGCGACGGTGTAGGTAAGCCTCTCGGCATTTTCGCTGCCTCGGGCGGAGGCCAAATCGGTGTGACTACCGCAGGCCAGACCATCGTTGCGGATGAGATTATCAACCTCGTCTATGCCCTGAAACGGCCTTACCGCAAGAATGCGGTATTTATCACCAACGACCAGACCCTCTCCATTGTGCGGAAACTGAAAGATGACACGGCGGCCTACATCTGGCAGCCTTCTTATCAGGCCGGGGAACCTGACCGGCTGCTGGGATACCCTGTCTACACTTCTCCCTATGTCCCCACTCTCGCTGCGGAGAAACCCGTCATCGCCTTCGGCGACTTCAGCTACTACAACATCGGCGACCGGGGCACGCGCTCCTTTGCCGAACTGAAGGAGCTGTTCGCCGGAAACGGTATGGTCGGCTTTGTCGCCAAGGAGCGTGTTGACGGTAAACTTGTCCTTCCCGAGGCCGTCCAGATCATGAAGGTGGCCGCCGCCGCTTAACCAGTTAAGCCCCTATGGGGTCTCCGCTCTTGCGGAGGCCCTACGGGGGAGGAGGTGTCCAATGCTTATTACTCTGGATGAAGTAAAGGAATATCTCAAAGTGGAGTACGACGATGAGGACGCTATGCTCCTGACCCTTATCTTGGCGGCGCAGCAGCTCTGTGAAGATGTGCTCCGGGAGCCACCGTCCGCCGATCCAGTCATCAAAATCGCACTTCTCTATGCGGTGGGCTATCTTTTTGAAAACCGGGCATGTACTGACTTCACCGAGCTAACCCAAATGCTGAAGTATATCCTCTCGGCAAAGCGCAAGGAGGTGTTCTGATTGGACATCTCCAGCATGCGGTCCCGTATCGTTTTGCAAAAGGCTACGCCAACTACCGATGCAATCGGAAACCACCAAAACGCCTGGGATGACTACCACAGTTGTTTTGCCTATGTGAACCTCACCTCCGGCAAAGAGTACGCAGTCGCTGGTCAAATCCAAACTGGCGATGTGCTCACTTTTACAATTCGGTGGTGCGAAAAGCTGCGGGGGCTTAGTGCAACGGGTTACCGTATTCTGTTTGACGGACAACTCTACAACATCACCAGCGTGGACGACCCGCAATTCACGCACACCACCATAAAGTTGATTGGTGAGCGGGTCAGGAGGTGATTCGATGAGCGATATTGTACCTGCCGACTCCTTGGCCGATGCCGTTATGGAAGGGCTGGAGGAATACGCCGCTCTCACGAGCGCCGACATGAAACAGGCGGTCCGAAAGGCAGGAAAGCTGGTGCGGTCCGAAATTCAGGCAAACGCCCCTCGTGACTCCGGTAAATATGCCAAAAGCTGGACTGTGAAGGTCACAAAGGAAAGCCCTCACTCGCTGGAATTGACCATCCACTCCCGTGACCGCTACCGATTGACCCACTTATTGGAGCATGGACATGCAAAACGAAACGGCGGTAGAGTTCCCGGCAAAGCACACATTGCTCCTGCAGAGGAAAAAGGCGTCGCAGAACTGCTCGCCGAGATAGAAAGGGGACTCCGCGATGGATAAGCTGCTCCAAATTCTCAAAGGTCTGGGTATCCCTTTCGCCTATGACCATTTTGCAGAGGGCGAGGCCCCAGAGCCTCCCTTCATTTGCTACCTCGTGTATGGGTCCAACAACATGTTCGCGGATGACTCCGTTTTCCTAAAGGTTGAGCGTGTGTATGTCGAACTCTACACGGATAAGAAGGACCCTGTCACGGAGGCCGCTCTGGAGGTTGCTCTTGCCCCATACTGCTGGGACAAAACAGAAACCTACATCGAGAGCGAGCGGCTTTTCCAAATCACTTATGGAATTGAGGTGTGACCATGGCAGATAACAAAGTAAAATTCGGGTTGAAAAATGTCCACTATGCGGTTCTGACTGTAGGTGAGGACGGTGCAGCCACTTACGATACGCCGGTGCCTATTCCCGGAGCCGTCAACCTCTCTCTGGACGCTGCAGGTGATACCAGCACTTTCTATGCTGATAACATGGCCTATTTCGTAACCGCCGCCAATGACGGCTACAGTGGGACCCTTGAGATGGCTGTTATCCCTGACAGTTTTCGCAAAGATGTACTGGGAGAGGTCGAGGATGAAACGGACAAGGTACTGGTGGAGAACTCTTCCGTTGAAGGTAAGAACTTCGCTTTCCTGTTCGAATTTGCGGGTGACCAAAAAGCCACACGGCATGTGCTTTATAACTGCACTGCTACCCGGCCCTCTATGAGCAGCGCGACCACCACGAACACAAAGGAGCCGGCTACCGACTCCCTGAGTCTAACCGCCTCGCCTCTTGCCAACGGTAATGTAAAGGCAAAGACTACTTCTCAGACCACGCCCACCGCCTACGACGGATGGTTCGATCAGGTCTGGCAACCGAGCAGTTCCGCCGCATAATGGAGGGCAGAGAATATGACGCGAACAATCACTATCGACGGCAAAGAGGTAACTTTCCGCGCCAGCGCAGCTATTCCCCGCATGTACCGCATGAAGTTTAAACGGGACATTATGCAGGATGTGAGGGACATTGATAAGGCCACAAAGAAGGCCGGTGAGGAGAGCATCTCCCCGGCTCTCCTTGAGGCTTTTGAGAATATGGCCTTCCTTATGGCAAAGCACGCCACGCCCAGTGCGGTCCCCGATACGGTGGAAGAGTGGCTGGATGGGTTTGAAACCTTCTCCATCTATGAGATCTTTCCAGTAATCGTAGACCTGTGGTCGGCCAATATGCAGACGCTGGCAACTTCAAAAAAAAACTAAGAGGAACAGAGCGTGAAATGACCACGGCTCTGTTCCTTTTGCGTGTGGCGCAATTAGGGATACCGATCCGCGACTTGGAGCTGCTCTCCATCGGCATGGTCAGTGATATGTTCACGGAGGCATCTAACGATGATTGTTCCTATGCCACATTGGCTACTCAGGAGGACTTCGATTCGTTCTAAGGAGGCACTACATCTATGGCAAACCGCATCAAAGGAATCACCGTCCAGATTGGCGGTGACACCACGAAACTGGATAAAGCGCTCTCCGAAGTCAATCAGACCCTCCGGACAACGCAGGCCGACCTGAATGATGTGAACCGCCTTCTGAAGTTGGACCCCCAAAATGTGACTCTATTGGCCCAAAAGCAGAAGGCGCTCACCAAAGCTATCGAGGAAACGAAGAAAAAGCTGACGACCCTCAAAACCGCCGCAGATCAGGCCAGTGATGCTCTGGCGCAAGGCACCATCACCTCAGAGCAGTATGATGCACTCCAGCGCGAAATTGTCCAGACAACCGAGGACTTAGAGTCACTGGAGCGGCAGGCCAAGGAGACCGGGCGAAAGCTGGGGGACTTTGGGGTGAGTGCGGAAGAAGTATCAAGCAAGGCAAAGTCCCTTTCCGATAAGACCAAAGGGCTGACCACAGCGGTTGCGGCTGTGGGTGCAGCCGCCTTGGCCACTATCCCGGCCACTGAAGAGTTCCGTGAGTCTATGTCCAAGCTGGAGGCCAATGTCATGGAGGCCGGGACCAGTATGGAAAAGGCCAAGGAGTCCTTCAAGCAGTTCAATGCTGTGTCCGGGGAGGTGGACAGCAGTGTTGAGGCCCTCTCCAACTTGCTCCAAGCAGGGTTTACCGACAATCAGCTGGCTGTCGCTGTAGATGCGCTTTCTGGTGCTGTTGTCCGGTTCCCTGACACGCTGAAAATTGAGTCCCTCGCGGATAGCCTGCAGGAGACCATTGCTACCGGGTCCGCAACGGGGCAGTTTGCCGAGCTGCTGGATCGTGTCGGAATTGGGGCGGATAATCTCTCCAAAGCTATGGAAGGAGTTACCAGTGAAACAGACCGGCAGAACCTCGCCCTATCGGCCCTTGCCTCTACCGGCCTTGCAGAGAGCTATGAGGCATGGGCGCAGGAAAATCAGGTGCTGGTGGAGAGCCGGAACTCCCAAATTGAGCTGCAAGAGCAGATGTCCCAGCTGGCTGAGGCGATCATGCCCTTGGCCACCCGTGTAACCGAGCTGGCCACCAATTTTCTTAACTGGTTCAACTCGCTCTCTTCTGGGAGTAAAACCGCCATTGTGGCTTTTGCTGCCATACTGGCCGCTATTAGTCCCGTTTCCGGGGCCATATCGACCCTATCCAATATCATGTCGCATGCCAGTACGATATTCACGACCACAAATGCAAAAATCCTCATTGTGGTAGCCGCTATTGCAGCTTTGTCCATGGTCATCGCCAAGCTGGCCGACGCATGGAGCAACATGAACGGTATTGAGAAGGTCGCTGCGGTTTTAGGCGTCGTCGCTGCCGCCGCCTTTACAGCCGCTGTTGCCGTAGGTGCATTCCAAAGCGCCGCCACCCTTGGTATTGCCGCACTGGCAATCGCTGCAGGCATTGCCGCAGTGGTGCTGGCGATCAACAGCGCCCAAGCCAGGGCGCAGGAGCTTAGTAATTCCGCTAATCAGATCCCGAAGTTGGCGGACGGTGCCGTCATTGCTCCGAATAAGCCGTTCCTCGCAATGCTCGGTGACCAAACCTCTGGGACCAATATCGAAACACCCCTCTCTACGATGAAACAGGCTTTTGACGAGTCCTTAAATGAGCGCGGAGGGGTCTCAAGTGGCGGTACTCTATATGCTACCCTCCAAGTAGATGGAGTCACCTTTGCCCGTCTGGTCGCTCCCTATATGGACCGCGAAAATGTGCGGCGTGGTGTCACGCTGGTGGAGGGATAAGCATGCAGATTCAAATGGACGGTATCACCTACCACCTCCGAGTGAAGATTGGCACCTTGGAGGAGTCGTTCCGCATTGAGGACGGCCCAAATGCCGACACGCTGCTAACTGGCGAGGAGAGCAGGGACATTATTGGCACCTACTATGAACACCGAATGAGCGTCGAGCCAGACCCCCGGTTTCCAAATGAGTATATGGCTTTCTATAAGGCTATTTCGGCCCCGGTGGATAGCCACACAATCACGCTCCCTCACGCAGAAGGGACCATCACCTACGAGGCCATGGTCGTATCCGGTAAACACACCCTGAAGGACCGAACGGCAGGAGTTAATCGGTATAACGGCCTGACCGTCACTTTCAAAGCAAAGGCACCGCAGCTCACCCCAGAATGAGGAGGGACAAATGGCAAAGAACATTATCTACTATCGCGGCCAGACTTATGACCGTATCCGTTCCGGTAACTGCTACCTTGTAACCTCCCTGCCTTTCTCTGAACTGGAGGCAAATACGCTGAGCGTTGTCTTGGAAAGCGATGATACCAGCTTAACCGACTTCCGGCGGGGTGCCCCCCTTGTCTTCCAACATGGGACACGGCAAGTGGGCACCTTTTATGTGCAGGATGTTCAGCGTATCGCTCCTAACCAGTATGAGTTTAACGCCACTTCGGCTATTGGTATTCTCAGCGAGGGCAAGCACTACGGCGGCATCTATACCGGAATCACGGTTCAGGAGTTAGTCGCCGACATCTGCGGCACAGTCCCTTTCATAATTAAAAACTCTCTTCAAAATGTGAACCTGTATGGCCTGCTCCCGATTGCCACAGCACGGGAGAATTTGGCACAGGTTCTGTTTGCGATTGGGGCCACTGTCACTACCGACCTCTCCGGTGTACTCCGCATTGAGGGTATCTGGGATGGGTTCAGTGGTGCCACTGGCCCCAATCGCCTATGCCTTGGGTCGAAGGTCGCCTACAGTGCCAAAGTGACACAGGTAAGCGTCACGGAGCACCAATACCTCGCTCTCGGTGAAGAAACGCAGCTCTATGAAGGGACTACCGAGCAGGGGGACATGATCACCTTTGACGAGCCGATGTTCGACTTGGTGGCGTCCGGTTTTACCATCTTAGAGAGTAACGCCAACTATGCTCGCGTTTCCTCCGGCAGCGGCACTCTGATGGGCAAGCCATACACCCACAACACCCGTACCGTGGTTCGCTCCGTTTCTGAGGCGGACCGGCCAAATGTTAAAACCGTGGAAAACGCCACGCTTATCTCCCTTGCAAATTCCACGGCTGTCGCAGAGCGTATGGCTGAGTTTTACAAGTGCATTCAGACCATTGAGGCTCCCACCATCTATACCGGGGAGCGCCCCGGTGACAGGCGGTTCATCTTCCATCCCTATGACCGGAACACGGTGGACGCATGCGTGAAAAGTGTGGATATCAATATTTCAAACACTCTGAAGGCGCAAGAAAAAAGCCTTGTTGCGTTCGCTCCCCCTTCGCCAGGTGATGTTGAGTATTTTGACTACTATGAGCTGATTTCTCAGAATGGCGAATGGACCGTTCCTGACGGAATCACGGTCCTTCGTGTTGTCCTGATAGGTGGTGGACAAGGTGGCTACTCCGGCAATCCTGGTGAGGACTCTCCCGCCCAAAAGGTCATCACAGATACTTCCGAGGTGACAGCTGCTATCACCTATTATATTGGCACGAATCCCACAAACCCAGGAAATGGCGGAGACCCAGGAGAACCGGGGAACGGCGGAAAAGTATGGCAGACCACCTTGGATGTGCAGCCCGGGCAAAAATTCCAGATCACTATCGGTGTCGGCGGTGTCGGTGGCACAGCTGGTTATGAGTCAGTTGCTGGCAGTGAGGGTGGGGCTACCCTGTTTGGGGATCTTTCCTCTGAATCTGGCGGCGTACTTCCCGGCGGCTTTTTGGAAGAGTTCGACGGGACCCTTTATGCTGGAACAGGTAATCAGGGAATGGCTGGTGGCAGAGGCGCAGGAAGGTCAAATGACTCCGGCTCGTGGCAAGACATTCCTGCGGACACCTTTGTTATAGATGGCGTTACCTACGGGCCGGGAGCAAGTGGTACCAACTTAGAAGATGAGGCAGGAAACTATGCCTCCGGCAACGGGTATGTCGAGTCTACTTCAGCTGGCGGCTATGGCGGGGGTCCTGCTTACAAGGCTAACGGCAAAAACGGCGGTTCCGGTACCGCATCTGCGAGTAGGTCCTATGCCTCGTCAAAAGGCGGGTCAGGCGGCGGGGGCGCAGATGCCCAACCACCTGCCAAGGAAACGGTCTATGGGCAAGGCGGAGTCGGAGGCAACGGCGGTGGTGGCGCAGGTAGTTCGGGCGGCGGCGTATCATCGAACCGACTCAAGAAAAGCGCAGGCTTAACTCCAGCCACCATTCGTGCCTATGTCGCTACGCCCGGAAAGGGCGGGATGGGCAGCGCCGGTGGCCAAGGTGCAGATGGCTGCGTGATTTTGTATTACCGAAAACCTAAACCTGTACAGTCAGGGGCCATCGAGGACAAAAATGGGAAGTTCTTCTTAGACCGTTTGGGCCGCCTGTGTGTAGTTTGAGGAGGTGCTTATGACTCAGGAGGAATTCAATGCAATGCTTACTGCAGCAAAGCCGACCCTGAAGGTCTTGCTGGAGCAAATCCTCTCAGAGGGACTTGCGGGTGGCTACTACACCAGCAAGTATTCTGGGGAAGAATCGACGCCCTGCTGGACCAAGTGTCCAGCCAATGAATGGAGGGAAAACATGAAGGAGTTTTGGAACATGGTACAGCTCGTATTTTCAGCTGTCGGTGGATGGCTGGGCTGGTTCTTGGGGGGCTGCGACGGCCTGCTCTACGCGCTGATTGCCCTCGCGGTTGTTGACTACATTACCGGCGTGATGTGCGCCGTGACCGACCACAAGCTGTCCAGCGAGATTGGCTTTAAGGGCATCTTCAAAAAGGTGCTCATCTTTGTCTTGGTGGGTGTGGCCAACATCTTGGATGTGAATGTCATCGGCAACGGGAGCGTTCTGCGCACGGCTGTGATTTTCTTCTACATCTCTAATGAAGGTGTATCCGTCCTTGAGAACGCCACACACCTCGGGCTGCCTGTCCCGGAAAAGGTCAAGGTAGTCCTTCAGCAGCTCCACGACCGTTCGGAGGAGGATCAGAAATGAATTTACATCAGCTTTTTCTCAAAAAGAATGACTGCTACAAAGCAGGTCGGACCATCATCCCCAAGGGTATCATGGTCCACTCGACCGGAGCCAATAACCCGAACCTGCGGCGCTATGTAGGGCCAGATGATGGCTTACTTGGCAGGAATACCGGAGGGAACCATTGGAATACGGCGACCCCCGGCGGCTCCCAAGTGTGCGTCCACGCCTTTATTGGTAAACTGAAGGACGGCACCATCGCCACCTACCAAACGCTCCCTTGGAACTACCGAGGGTGGCATGCGGGCGGAGCGGCAAATGACACTCATATCGGTTTTGAGATTTGTGAAGACGGCCTTTCGGATGGCACCTACTTTCAGAGGGTGTACCGAGAGGCCGTCGAACTTTGCGCCTACCTCTGTCGTGAGTATGACCTCACAGAAAAAAGCATCATTTGCCACAGTGAAGGGCACAAGCTCGGCATCGCGTCTAACCATGCCGATGTCATGCACTGGTTCCCCAAGCATGGGAAGTCCATGGACACCTTCCGCGCCGATGTGAAGGCTCTGCTGGCCGGTTCCAACCAAGCCCAGCCCTCTCAGCCTTCTATCGCATTCACTCCATACCGTGTTCGCGTATCGGTAACAAACCTTAACATCCGCAAAGGCCCCGGCACAAACTTCCACACTCAGAGCCAGCAGTGCGGCGTCGGGGTGTACACCATTATGGACGAGGCGGAAGGCCCCGGAGCTACTAAGTGGGGGCTGCTCAAAGCCTATGCCACACAGCGCAATGGGTGGATTTCCCTCGACTACGCTAAAAAGTTATGACCTTTTGAAAATGGAGGCTGGACAGCTTGTCCGGCCTTCATTTTTTTGCTCTCAAAATTCACTCAAGAAATAGCGTTTTATTCCTTGACTAATTGCCCCTTTAGAGTGATTAATAGGACACCAAAAGGAGGTGAAACCCTTGAAAATAAAGCACATTCCGCCGAAAAAGCGTATGCTCGGCCGAAAACTGCGCGTCTGCGCCTATGCCCGAGTTTCGGGTGGCGATGATGAGCAGGAGGACTCTTTGGAGAATCAAATTAAGCGGTATGAAAAGCTGATCTCTTCCAATGCAGGATGGGAATTTGCGGGTATATATCATGACCTAAACCGCACAGGTTATAAAGCCAACCGGAAAGGGTTCCAAGCCCTGATGGCCGATGCCCGAGCAGGGAAGTTCGATATGGTCATGGTAAAAAGCATATCCCGGTTCGCCAGAAATACCTTTGATCTGCTGGCAGCCACCCGCGAGCTAAAGTCGATGAATATTGCAGTCTATTTTGAGCTGCAGGATATCAACACACTCACCGCTGAAGGTGAACTCATGCTTACCGTACTGGGAGCCTTTGCCCAAGGCTTAAGCGATGATGCGAGCATGGGTGCAAAAAAGCTATACCGCTACAAATTCAGTCGTTTAGAGCATACTGCTGCATCCGAGCGCACCTTCGGCTTTTGTGGCGGGTCTGACGGTCAAATTCATGTTTCTCCTGAAGAGGCAGAGATTGTCCGGCTCATTTTCGACCTCGCTGAGAAGGGTGTGTGGCCATCCAAAATCAAGGAATATCTGAATACGCAAGGCATCTCTTCTCCCTCCGGGGGGAAATGGGATGATACAGGAGTCGCCCGTGTACTTCACAATGTGATGTATAAGGGCGACATCATTTTGCAGAAAACCGTCAAGGATGGCCGTCGGAACAGTCGCCCCAACGAAGGGCAAGCAGACCAGTGGTACATCAAAGAGAACCATGAGGCTATCGTGAGTCGAGAGCAGTGGGATAATGTTCAGCGTATCCTCGAAGAGCGCAGAATCCACTTGGACACACCGCTCCCAGCCGCGCCAGATGTACCTCGCTCCTCCCGAACGAAGTATCCACTGACCAACATGCTTTATTGTCCCTATTGCGGCGAGAAGTTAATCCACAAGTGGAGCAACAGGGTCCGGGAGTACTGGGCCTGCAAGACGAACATCAAAGTATCCGCTGCAGCCTGCAAGGGCATCTGGCTCCCCGGTTCAGTAGCCAACACATGGGAAGGGATTTCTGAACCTGTTGTAGTTGTACCTTACAGAGATGAATATGGAATGCAACATTTTACCGCCTTCCCGAAAGATGAATTTGATGTGTTCTCTGAGGACCCAGAACGATGGGCCTTGAGCACACTCGAAAGGAGCGAGCGCACATGACGATGAGTATTCGTGATGGCATATATGCCATCACCTCCGATGGGGAAACGAAACACTACACCACCGAGAATTTCGGCCACCTGCTGGATCTGCTTGGCTTGCTGTATGTGGTCAATACGGCAAAAGACCGTGTCCCTACAATTCGTACTTCTGAGGCAAAACGGCTGACGCTGTATTCCAAGAAAATGGTCCCGATTTCCACTCGGAACTCGGACCGGCTATTTCAGCCTTTGGACAAGGAAGAGTATAGCACTCTGATGGGTGAGCTTTACGGCGGGAACCAAAAAATCGCGCATTACTCGCTGGACTATGACCAAAACCAATTCTGTGCCTTATATTGGCAGCAGGGTTCGCTAAAAAGGTGGGCGGCCCCTATGGACCAGCTCCTGCGAGCCTATCGTTCATCTCTTCGGGCGCGGAACACAAGGCAGCAGTATGTTAATACGAAGGCACTACTGAATGCCCTGCAAAATATCATAACAGAAAACGGAAGGGAGTGATCCCGATGGCGAGAGAAGTTGTTCACATTCCCGCTCGGCGGGAACTTACCAACCGCGCCGCTGTAAAGAACAAGAAGGTGCGCCTGGCTGCCTACTGTAGAGTGTCCACCAAAAATGAGGACCAACTACTGAGTTTTGAAAACCAGAAGGCTTTTTTCGAGGACTATGTGGTCCGGCACCCACAGTATGAGCTTGTCGGCATCTACCCGGATAAGGGCATCACTGGCACGAATACCAAGCACCGTGAGGAATTTCTCCGAATGATTGAGGATTGCAAAGCTGGGAAAATAGACATGGTTGTTACCAAATCCATCTCGCGTTTTGCCCGTAATACTGAGGATTTCCTTCGCTACGCCCGTATGCTTAAAGAGATGGGTATTGGCATTTTGTTCGACAAAGAGGGACTCAACACCTTGGATGGCACGACCGAGCTTTTGTTCACCATCCTCTCATCCCTTGCGCAGGATGAAAGCCGCTCCATCAGCGAAAACAGCCAGTGGGGTATCCGATTCCTTTTCTCCTCCGAGGGGAGGTTACATTTGAATGCCAAGCGGTTCCTTGGCTATGACAAGGACGCGAACGGTAAGCTGGTCATCAATCCCGAGCAGGCCGAGATTGTAAAGCGTATTTACCGGGAGTTCATGGACGGTAACGGGCCGGGGGTTATTGCCAGCAGGCTCCGGGCAGAAGGCATCCCAGGCGTGATGGGGGAATGTCGATGGGCTGCATCAACTATCAAGGGCATCCTCCGCAATGAGAAGTACAATGGTGATGCGCTCCTCCAAAAAACCTACACGGTTGACTTTCTGAGCAAGAAGATGGCAAAAAACGAGGGGCAAGTGGAGCAGACTTGGGTCAAGGATGACCACGAGGCGATTATCCCCAAAGAATACTGGAATGTGGTCCAGCTTGAGCTGGATCGCCGGGAGCAATTCCTCCGTGATTATGGACTCCGCACTAATGGCCGTTACACAGATGAACAGCCATTTTCCACGAAGGTTTTCTGCGGCAACTGTAACCGCCTCTATCGGAGGCGAACCCTGCCCCGATTGAACACCAGTTATTCCATCGTGTGGATGTGTACTTCTTACTATGAGAAGAAGGGCGTCCCCGGCTGTGGTAACTTCAAGCTCAAAGAGACAGACCTGCACAGGGCGTTCATGGAGGCACTAAACGCCGTCCTCACCGATAAGGAAACCTATATGCCCATTTGGCAAAAAGCTATCGCGGACTCCGATCTCGACCCCCTGAGAGCATTCCGCTCCAAGCAAATGATGGAGCTTGCTGAATATGCCCCCTATACCGCCTTCGAGGCGGCTCTGGTCAACAAAACACTTCAGCGATGTGAAGTTAACTGCAACAGGACAATCGACTTCTTTTTCCTTGATGGCAGCTCCAAGCAAGTCCAGCTATGACCTTTTGGGGGGTTGTTCGGGGGTATCTTCTGGGCAACCCCCATTGAAGGGCTCCGACAAATATGGTAAAATGTACTTAATTCGTCGGTGCCAAACTAAAGGAGGGGTGTGAGCAATGTGACATTCTTGAAAAAGCTATTCGGTGCCCCGGACAACTCAAATCCGGGAAAAGCTCCGAAATCTCCGCCAAGGCCAAAGGCCATCGCTTTTGTTGATTATGAGCACTGGTACTACTCGTATCAGAATCTATTTGGTATGCGGCCAGATGTAGAGTCGTGGCGGAAAGAACTCGCTGATGAATATGAGATAGAGGACATCTATGTTTTTGGAGAATTCGGGCACAAAGGCATCCACGACGAATTGTCTAAGCTACGGACCATAACGAACACGATTATTGAAACGCAACAGCCGCTGGGGCATCACAAAAAGGACATGACCGACTTTATCATGCTGGATTACATTTATCAACATGCGGCTTTGCACCCGGAAACGGATACCTACATCATCTTTACCGGAGATGGACATTTCCTCTCCGTTGTGCGATATCTAACTCAAAGGGCCAACAAACATGTGATTGTGTATGGGGTAAATGGTGCATTTAGCAGCCATCTGCGTGAAGTAGCCTCGGAAAGCAGGGAACTGCCTGATACCGATGTTTCCTACCGCCAATACTGTGAGATGATTGTTGAAAACCTTGTATATGTCGCGGACCATCCCACAATCATTTCTACTTTCAATGGGACAGTAGGAGCTGTTGCAAGAAAGCATGGTGCCCCGGAGGAAATGATTCGATCAGCACTCCGAAGAATGCTGGATGAAGGGCTTATCGTACAAAAAGAACAGTGGGTCGACTTTAACCGGAAAGTTCGGGTCCTGCGAGCCAATTGGGAGGCTCTTGTAGCCGCCGGTCTTTGGACTTATGGTGAATAGGCAATGGCGCAGGGGACCATCTGGGTAGTGCCCAGACGGCCCCCTGTTTTCTTTACTCGTCTTCCTCCTCGGAATTCTTTTTGCTCCTGCGGACATAGGGTTGCGCCGCCTTCAAATCAAAAATAACGGCCTTATCGTCCTTGCTGTAAACCCCATCAGTCTTGTATTTCCGGTTGCACTCCCACTCCGGCATCATCCCCCAGATGTAGGACAAGAGCTCCTCATTCCGGCACACCACAGCCAGCGCCTTCTGGTCCTGCTTGGGCTTGGAGAACCGGATACTCTGCTTGTTCTTCTCCGTGGTCACCTGCACGGCCAGCATCTTGCTCTCTGCATCAAACAAGAACTGCACAAAGGGGGTGTACTCAAGGGCCTCAACCGTGCCTCGAGTGAGGCGGAGCCTGCTGCTTTCTACGATGAGGGACGGAGTGTGAATCTCCTTTACGATTTCAATCACAGTGAAGTTCTTCAGCATTTTCATCAACCTTTCTCGTTTCAGTAATTCCGACTTTTTCCATGATGTGAGGCCGGTCCTTCTTCGTCCATTCAGGATCGAAAATAACAAAGCCTTTCAGCTTGCCCCGCTTGTAAATCCGCAGCTTGACTTTGGAGATGGTTCTCTGAGGCTTTCTACCATGCCGATGGTGCCTATGGGCAGAGAGTTCTTCCTGCACCTCTTCCCAAGTCCTACGATCTACGATTGCGGGGTGGTGGTCTCGCTTGCGGTATTGCCTCTCTTGACCTCGGTTCTTATATGCCTTATGCGTTAAAAAGTCCGGTGTATAGGTCTTTTGCATAAGGGCATCGCCACAGTACTTCTCATTCCGCAGGATATTGTAAACGCTGCCAGCTGGCCAGACAGGAAGTCCCTTCACCGTGGGAATGCCCGCCTCGGTCAACTTGGCAGCGATTTCTATGCCGCTCCAGCCTTCCAAGTAGCTTTCATAGATGTACTTTACAATCTCGGCCTCGGACGGCACGATCTGCATATTGCCATCCTCGTCTGTGGTATATCCCAATAGTGCCCATGTGGGGCACACGGGATTGCCGTTTTCGAACCTGCGGCGATACGACCACTTAATAGCCTCCGATTTGTTCTCTGACTCACCTTGGGCTACACTACTCAACAGGGCCAGAATTGCCTCATTCCCCCGGTCAAGTGTGTTCAAGTGCTCGTCCTCGAAGTAGATGCCGACTGGAGGGTCAAGGCCCTTTAGTTCGCGTACATACCTCAGACAGTCCAAGGTGTTTCTTGCGAACCGCCGGATATCCTTTGTGATGATAAGGTCAATCTTTCCTGCGCGGCAGTCCTCGATCATCTCAAGGAAATGTGTCCGCTTGAGAACATTCGTGCCGGAGCGTCCCTCATCCGCATAGGTCCCAACATACTCCCAATCCGGCCTGCTTGAAATATACTTTGTATAGTGCTGGACCTGCGATTCGTAGCTGTCGGCTTGGGACTCTTGGTCGGTGCTCACCCTGCAATAGGCTGCGACCCGTAGAATAACAGGTTTTTCTGGCTCTAATTCGGAGAGGGCTGGAATGACTTCGACATCCCCCGGATTTGCATACGACTCCCGAATTTTGGCTTTCCGTGCCTCCTTCCTTGCCTTTCTTTCAGACCCTTTCCATTTGCCCTTGTATTCGGTTTTGATGTCTTTCAT